CCGAAATACTTGGCAGTGTAAGTGCAACAGGTTCTATAGGAACACTTGAGCATAGCAACACAGTAACACTGACAGGTGTTCAAGCTACAGGCACTGTCAATTCACTTGAAGAAAAGCCCACTGAAGTATTAAACAGTGTAAGTGCTACAGGTGTAGTTGGCAGTCTCACGGTAAACGTCCTCGAAGCATTAGGTAGTGCTGCATCTACCGGAACAGCCGGAACCGTTACAACCACAGCCGTCGTCTTCGATTTCTACGCAGTTCGCGAACAATATAGCCCTCGTAGAACCGTTCTCATACCAAGAGCAGCCTGACCTATGACCACCTTCGACCGAACCATCCACGTTACATCGGAATTTAGAGTGGTGCTTATTGATGATATCGGAACCGTTTCGACGCGAACTGTCGAAGTTCCGTTCGAAAACAGAAACGTAGAAATACATCGCGGAACGTCCTCTGCTGAACGAACCGTACTTGTGGAGTAAGATAACATGTCTTTTCGCTGGCCTTTTAAAGACCCTGATGAAACTCTCGACTACAGCGTAGATTGGTCTCGCTTCTTGGAGTCGGCAACAATCTCATCTGTAACGTGGTCTGTCAAAACTTCCGTGTACGACACAGAAACAACTCTGGCATCAGGCCAAACCTTGACAACTGCTTCCGCTTCAGCAACCACTGACAGCATCCAGAATGTAAGTCAAACCAATACCAACACGGTTGCTACGATTAATATAGGCGGTGGAGTGGTTAATCGGGAATACACCTTCTTCTGCACAATTATCGACAGCACAGGTAGCACAGCCAAACGCTCCATCAAACTTAAAGTTCGGGATAGATAGACATGGCATACAACTTTCTTGGATTATCGAACGACGTTGCGGTTCGCTTAAACGAAACCCAGTTGACATCAAGCAACTTTGCTACAGCCACCGGATTTTACTCTGCAATCAAGGAAGCTGTCAACTCCTCTATCCGCCACATCAATCAAGCACATTTTGGGTGGCCTTTCAATCACAACACCCAAGAACAGACTCTCGAAGCAGGGATTACGAGGTATGCTATTCCGGGAGAAGCCAAGTATGTTGACTTCGATACCTTTCGGGTTCGCAGGGATACCACCCTCGATTTGGGCAGAGCAGTTCGCCTTAAGCAGTTGAGCTATGACGAGTACGTTGACAGGTATATAGACCAAGAGGACGAAACTGACACGACTAAGGGAGCGGCTCCGGAATATGTGTTTCGCACCCAAAACAACGAATATGGTATCGTTCCGATGCCGGACAAAGCCTATCAGGTTGACTTTGAATACTTTACCTTTCCTGTTGACTTGTCCTTGTATAGTGACGTTCCGAGCGTTCCTGAACGTTTTAGATTTGTAATTGTCGACGGAGCTATGTACTACGCCTACATGTTCCGCGATAATATAGAGATGGCATCCGTATCCCAGCGGAAGTTCGACGACGGTATCAAGCAGATGCGAACCTTGCTTGTCAACGAAAACATCTACATGAGAGCAACCTAACATGCCCGACCGTTGGCAAACCTACGCCGTCGAATTTAATGGCGGTTTGATAACCAACCTATCTCCCTTGCAGCACGGAGCTAACGCACCCGGTTCGGCTCGTGTGTTGCGTAATTTTGAACCGTCTATTGAAGGTGGGTATCGGCGCATAGAGGGGTTCGATAAGTATGATGACAACCTCGTCCCTCCCTACGGTGCGCCCGTAGTTCACGGCTCTGGGCAGACCGGAACATCTCTCGTGTTGGGGAATATACACACAGAGCCTGAAGATGGTGATACTTTTACCATCGCAGGTGTCTCCGGAACGTACACAATCGACACGAGCGGCGTTAGTTACGATGCGACGAACAATCGAGCAACCTTAACCTTAACAACCAGCCTCGACTCTAGCCCCGCAAACGCTGCTGCTGTAACCTTTACCAGCACCACTTCGAACTATAGAATAAACGGTATCGCAAGTTGGGAAGATTCGGTTATTGTTTCTCGAAACAACTCGATATTTCAAACGACAGGAAGCGGTTTTACCCACATCAACGTCCCCGACTATGGCACAGTCCTTGTAGACGGAGGTAGTCAGACGGGAACGAGCCTTGTTGTAGACGGTTTGACAGCAGCACCCCAAGCTGGAGACGTATTCAAAATTGCTGGGGTCGATTTGGTCTACACAGTTACGGTTGACGCAACCGTTTCTTCCGGAGGAGCAACCCTCTCTATCAACCCTGCTTTAGATTCGAGTCCTGCTGACAACGCTGCAATCACGTTTCTTTCAACAAGTAGGGATGGCACAGTCAAGTTTCGGTTTGCTCGTTATAACTTTGACGGCACTGAAAAAATTGTGATGGTTGATGGAACGAATGCTCCAGCTATCTACAACGATACAACTTTCACTGTTCTCGATGATGCCCCTATCGATGTTGTCGGAGCGAACCACGTTGTAAACTTTAAGAACCAACTGTTCTTTTCAAAGGGTTCGAACCTTTCATTCACGGCCCCTTTTACCGACAACGACTTCACTGCAGCGAGCGGCGCAGGAACAATAAATGTCGGAAATGCAATTACGGGCTTGATTATTTTTCGAGAACAGCTTATAATATTTAGTGAGAGACGTATTTCTCGCTTGGTTGGCAGTACGATTGCCGACTTTCAGTTGCAGCCCGTGACGATGGATACGGGATGTATCGAAGAAGATACCATCCAAGAGGTCGGCGGAGACATTATATTCTTAGGGCCGGATGGATTACGTTCTCTTGCGACAACCGATAAGTTCGGAGATTTCTCTATCGGAGTTATCTCTAAGCCTATACAGACCGAAACGAACAGACTTATAAGCCAAAACACGTCTTTCGCGAGTGTTGTCATAAGAGAGAAAAGCCAATACCGTATCTTAGGATACAACGCAAACATCACTACGGACGCAGCCAGAGGAATTCTTGCAACCCAAACAGAGCAAGGTATTCAATGGGCAGAGTTGAGAGGTATACGAGCGTATGTTGCGGACAGTAACTACAACGCTTCTACAGAAGTGGTAGTTTTTGGACACGATGATGGGTACGTCTACCAGATGGAGTCGGGTAACAGTTTTGATGGGGCAAACATTAGTGCGAGTTTTGCAACCCCTTTCATCCCCGTAAACGACCCTCGCCTTCGCAAGACATTCTACAAGATGTTCCTTTACACGGACCCACAAGGCAGTTTTACAGCAGATGTGTCCTTGAAGTACGATTTTGAAGAAGCGGATGTTATTCAACCTGCGACTATAACATTCAACAATGCGTCTGGTGCGGATGCTCTCGCTTTCTACGGGGAAGCAGAGTACGGAACAGGGGAATATGGCGGCACAATCCAACGGCTTTTTGATAGCCAACTGATAGGTTCGGGGTTTGTCGTATCGTTGGTTTTCAGCTCGGAATCGACGAACCCACCCTACTCCCTCGACGCTTTAACCTTTGAATATGGAACCTACGGGCGACGCTAACCGAAAAAAAGGACTTTTATTATGGGTACAGGATACACTCGTAACGACACTTCCAACAACATAGCCGACGGCAACATCATCAATGCCTCCGACCTCGATGGTGAGTTCGATGCCGTAGAAGCTGCGTTCAACTCTTCGACAGGCCACACCCACGATGGCACGTCGGCAGAAGGCGCACCAATCACGGTGGTAGGCCCCGTCCAAGACCTTGTTGTAAGTGCTACCGAAGTTAAACCGAAGACCACAAACACCCTCGATATCGGCACGGGTTCTCTTCAGTTCAAAGACTTGCATCTCGATGGAACAGCTTACCTCGACGATGTTCAGGCAGTTGGCGCAGTTGATATCACTGGTGACCTAGACGTTGACAACATCAACATCAATGGTAATACAATTATCAGTACAGACACTAACGGTGACATTAACATATCACCAGATGGAACTGGTACTGTTATAATTGATACTGATTTAGACGTTGACAACATCAACATCAATGGTAACACCATCTCAAGCACCGACACGAACGGTAACATCACCCTTGCACCGAATGGTACAGGGGTCGTTGCGTTGTCTTCAACTGACCTGACCTTTGGCGACAACGACAAGGCCATCTTCGGTGCTGGCTCTGACCTTCAGATTTATCACGATGGTGGCAACTCACAGATTTATTATTCTGGAACTGGTAACCTTAATCTGACAACTAATGGCACAGCCATAAATTTGATTGGTAATAATGGCAATGAATATATGGCTATTTTTACATCAAACGGTGCTTCTACTTTATATTACGACAATGCCCCTAAAATTGCCACCACCTCTGGCGGCATTGATGTCACTGGCACTGTGACGGCTGATGGGCTGGATTTGGGGTCAACCACAGATGCGTCAACGGTATCAACAACACCGTCGGACTATCAAATACAATTAGGCTCTGCAGATAGCACAACTGGTGACATTGGAAGAAATATATCTTTTGAATCAGCCGGTGTTGTTACAGCGGCTATTAACAGTTATGACGCAGGCGCATCTTCAAACACTGGTTTAGCGTTCTTTACTGGGAATAATTCAACTCTGCGAAGATTTTTTGATATAAAAAGCAACGGCGATGTGTCGCTGTATGATTCAACGGGGGTGACGCAAGGTTTCTTCTGGGATGCTTCCGCACAGTCGTTGGGCATTGGGACGAGTTCGCCTTCTGGAAATCTTCACATAAACTCTGCCACCAACGCTTTACTAAAAGTAACTGGCGCAAGCGCCGCATTCCTCCGCACACTTGACACGGGCGGCGGTACGGACGAAAAGCAGTGGGACTTGATTAACGAGAACGGCAATGTAGTTTGGCGTTTAGTGAATGATGCTGACAATGCAATAGCATCAATTTATAATGTTATCAGAAGTGGTAACAGTGTTGACCGTCACGAGTGGTATGTAGGCACAAACTCCGAAGCAATGCGCATCGACAGCAGCGGAAATGTGGGCATCGGGACGAGTAGTCCAAGTATGAAGGTCAATATTTCTCATGCCGACCAAGACGGATTAAGGTTTACAGCACCAAATACAGCAGAAACATTTATAGATTTTGGTGATACTGATGATAATGATATAGGCAGAATTAGTTATGACCATGCTGATAATCACATGGCTTTAAGAACCAACAATGCAGAACGTATGCGAATCTCATCGGCTGGCAACGTGGGCATTGGGACGAGTTCGCCTACAACCAAGGTTGAAGTTTTCAGCAACGGCCCTCCAGCCGCATCTGGTAATATGAACACTGGCGTGGCGGTGGCTTCTGCGGCGGGTTCCTTTGCTATAAATATAGGCGCAGACGCAACCGCAGGATATACTTGGCTTAATTCAGCGTATATCAATGCGTCTAGTATTGCATCGCCAATGGTTTTTATGACCGGAGCAGCAGAACGTATGCGCATCGACAGCAGTGGCAACGTAGGCATTGGGACGAGTTCGCCTGTCAGCATATCTGGGTACACAAATCTTACAACGAATGGAACAAGCGGTTCTTTTATTAGCCTTCAAACTAACGGCACTGAAAATCTCAGGCTTTTCAGCGGCGGTTCAAATGAAGCAAGCATCCAGTATCATTCTAGCGGTGTCCTGACATTTGTTGATGGTACATCTGGCGGCTCAGAAAGTATGCGCATCACATCAGCAGGCGACTTGCTGGTGGGGACGACAAGTGCCCCTACTGGAGCGAGTGGTGGTTCTGGTTTTATTGCTGAATCGGTTGGACGCAAAACTTTAAAAGTTGCAACGACCACAACAGGTGGAGCAGGCCTTGCTGAATTTATTAACCCTAACGGTATTGTTGGCACAATTTCTGTTTCTGGTAGTACAACGACTTACAACACCTCATCCGACTACCGCCTAAAAGAAAACATTGCAGACGCTGATGACGCTGGAAGCAAGATTGATGCAATACAGGTACGTCAATTTGATTGGATAGCTGACGGCTCACATCAAGACTATGGAATGATTGCACAGGAATTGCAGACAATTGCACCAGAAGCTGTGTCCGGCAATCCAGACGGCGATGAAATGATGGGGGTTGATTATAGTAAATTAGTTCCTATGCTCATTAAAGAAG